AATCAATCAGGTGCTAATCACATCGCCTACTGTTTCCACAGCGTCGAATCTTATTCTAAAATCGGCAGCTTCATAGGGAACGGATCGACAGATGGGCCGTTTGTGTACACTGGGTTTAGACCTGCGTTTGTGATGCTGAAACGAACTGACAGCGCTGCAAACTGGACAATAATTGATAATACTAGAAGCACTTACAACGTTGTAAATAAGGCATTGTTTCCTGATTTATCCATTGCAGAACAAGAGGGAACGTCTTCTGGTTACACAATGTTAGACTTTTTATCTAACGGTTTTAAGTATCGTCAGAACACTGCGGCACATAACGCATCAGGCGGCACATACATCTACATGGCATTTGCCGAGAACCCATTCAAATACAGTAACGCAAGATAGGAGGCCAACATGCCTTGGAAATATAGTGGAAAGGTCATCAGAGTTGGCAAGTCTTGGACGAACAACGATGGTATTACGCACCCTAGCAACTGGGCCACATGGTCAGAGGCAGACAAAGCTGCGGCTGGTCTGACTTGGGAAGCTGATGCATCAACATATGACAGTCGGTTCTATTGGGATGCCAATACACCTAAAGCATTGGACGATGTGAACGAGGTGGACGTAGACAACAACCCTGTCTTGGACGAGGACGGTAATCAGGTTGTCACTCTTGGCCTAAAGTCACAGTGGAAATCCACGATCAAAGCACAGGCAGGTGGGTTGCTACAGCCCACAGATTGGATGGTTATCAAGGCATCTGAGGTTGCCGATTACACTGTCCCCGCAAATGTTCTGACAGCCCGTGCAGCTATCCGCACAGCGTCAAACACAATAGAGGCGGCTATTGATGCTGCCGCAGATCACACCGCATTCATGGCGTTGTTCGATGCGCCTACGGATGCAGATGGAAACCCAACTGGGAATGCACCCATAGCAGACTGGCCTGAGTAAACCTTGGCTACCCTAGAGCAAATACGTCACGCAGCTGAGAGTGACTTAGTTACTTTCATTAAGCTTGTAGCACCTGAACAAGTCCTAGGGCAATGCCATGAGGATGTCTGTAACTGGTGGACACGTGAGGGTGCTAAGTCTCATCAGCTACTACTGTTCCCTCGTGACCACGGTAAGTCAAGATTAATTGCATATCGTGTCGCTTGGGAATTGACAAAGAACCCAACATTGCGTATACTATACATATCTGCTACAGCTAACCTAGCTGAGAAGCAATTAGGTTTTGTCAAGGGTATTCTCACATCTGATACATTCCGTCGGTACTGGCCTGACCATGTCCATGCTGACGAAGGTAAACGAACTCGATGGACTAACTCAGAGATTATGTTAGACCATCCTTTAAGGAAAAAAGAAAATGTTAGAGATCCTTCGATCTTCACTGGTGGTCTTACTACGTCACTTACAGGACTTCACTGCGACATTGCTGTCTTGGATGATGTCGTTGTGTACGAGAATGCTTACACAGGCGAAGGACGTAATAAAGTCAAAAGCCAATACTCTCTTCTCTCGTCTATTGAAGGGGCTGAAGCGAAAGAGTGGGTCGTAGGTACACGTTACCATCCAGCTGACTTGTATAACGATCTTCTTCAAATGACAGAGGATCTATATGATGACAAGGGTGAGAAGATTGGTGAAGACAACATCTACGAGATCTTCGAAAAGCCAGTAGAAGACAGGGGTGACGGTACAGGTCAGATGTTATGGCCTCGTAGTCAACGCAAGGACGGTAAGTGGTTCGGCTTTGACATGAAGATCCTAGCAAAGAAACGTGGTCAGTACTTAGACAAAGGGCAGTTTAGAGCACAGTACTACAACGATCCATCTGACCCAGACAACGTACCTGTGTCATCCGATAAGTTCCAATACTACGAACAGAAACACGTAAGGGAAGACAACGGGTATCTGTTCTACAAGGATCGTCGTCTAAATGTATTCGCAGCTGTTGACTTCGCATTTAGCTTAGGTAAACGTGCTGACTACACAGCTATAGTGGTGATAGGCATTGACTCAGAAAACAACATATACGTCTTGGACATCGACAGATTCAGGACTGACCGAATCTCTGATTACTTTGAGCACATCCTCCACCTCTCTAACAAGTGGTCCTTCCGAAAGCTCAGGGCTGAAACAACAGTTGCACAAATGGCAATCGTCAAGCAACTTAAAGAACTTATCAAACAACACGGACTTGCCATAAGTATCGACGAGTTCCGTCCAAATAAAAACCACGGTAATAAGCAAGAACGTATCTCATCTGTCTTAGAACCACGCTATGATAACTTAAGTATCTGGCACTACCGTGGTGGTAATACTCAAATACTAGAGGAAGAACTAGGGTCCCGTAATCCACCACACGATGATGTGATTGATGCTCTAGCTTCTGTAGTAGACATGGCTGTCAAACCTGCACGTAATGTAAAAAGGGGTAGTAGCCAAAACATTGTGTGGGCTAATAATAGATTTAGAGGTGCTGGTTAATGGCTGGTGAGACAATCGACTTAGATAATGTAATTGAATCAGACAGCATTGCTGTTCAGATTGCTGACCGCTGGCGTGAGTGGTCAAGCTTTCGTGATAAGAAAGTAGAAGAGTGGAAAGAACTTCGCAACTATCTTTATGCGACGGACACACGTACTACTAAGAACGCTATGCTTCCTTGGTCCAACAGTACGACTACACCAAAGCTTACTCAGATTATGGACAACCTTCATGCAAACTATTTTGCTACATTGTTTCCACAAAAAACTTGGTTTAAGTTTGAAGCAAAGTCACGAGAGGACAACGTAAAGTTTAAGCGTGACGCTATTCAAGCCTACATGGAAAACAAAGTAGCTCAATCTTCTTTTGTCAATACAGC